AATCCAGTCGCCCCATTCAAAATAGCCGCTACATAGCATGCTATGACCCACTTCATCGTGAGGGTGCCACATTCCACCACTTAGCGAATAGATTTCGTACTTATCAAGTAATCCGGTTCCCAATTCATCAATTCTCTCAACGCAAACCGGTCGTTTCAAATAAGCTTTAATCATTTGTCCGCCTCCAGTAGTTCCGGGTTCTCGTGCACGTTGCCAATTAGCTGCATTTCATCGCTGAAATAACACCCGTCTACGCCAAATTTCTTATTAGAAATGTCCCTAGCAATCCACTTGCCGTATACATAGTTACCTTTCTTAACTTCAAAAGGTTTACCACGTTTTAAGTTAATATAAGAACTAACAGGTTGAGCAACGTCGCCTTCATAGATATCCTTGCCGTTCACGTCTTTCAGGCCGGTAAGCTGTTCAAGCTTAAAATCACTTGCGTCTAAGGCGTCCAAGGTCAAACCTTTCAATTCGTCATAGTCTCTAATTACGTTGCACTCGTTGTCCCACGCTCTAAACTTAATCATCGTCGCCATCTCCTTGATTAGTTTCATTCCAAGATACTTTGCTTATGGTAAGGAACAGTCATAATTGACGTGTTCTGGCCCTTTTCTCTGAAATGTTTCGCATCTTTTCTAGCGGCTTGTCTATTGGAATATACAGCTGCCACATCACTATTAATCATCAATATATAAGCCATTTTCAGTCCTCCCCGAACGCCCGCTTATTAATGTTGTACGGCTCATATTCCTTGGATAATTGCTTGCCATCTAAAGCTTTAGCTTTGTTCGCTTCGGCATGTTTCCTCATGCGCCGGTGCTTCCGTTTAATCGTTGAACGTTTCTTAGTGTGTTTAGGCATCTTCATCCTCCGTAATGTAGTATTTGTTTTCGTCAATCGCGCGAACACGCCTATCAATCCAACTGTTACTCCGTTTTAGCTCCCGAGACGTCCTAGTTTTACCCTGCTTGCCTTCCATGACTAATTTAATGGCATTATACTGGGTACGCGTAATCTCCGTGTAATCGCCCGATACGGCCTTAATTCCAGGCATCTTATGCAAGTTAGCTAGTTTGCTATTAGGTACGTTATCCATGCTGCCATATCTCGCTTCTAGCTTATGAATTACTTCCAGTTCTTTAAGCCAATTTTTGCTTGCCATAGGCTAACTTCCTTTCAAGCTCCTGTTCATAATGATCATGTATCTCATTCATACAATTTGGGCATGGCCCAAATGTAAAACCATAACTCCCAAGTGGTTGCTGAACAACTTTACTACCATGACATAATTCACAACTCATACACTTCTGACTCCTTCCATATTGTCAAACAGCAATTGGCAGCTAGTATCCTTGGTATATAAACGATCAATTGTTTTGCCGTCGTACATACTTTCTAATTGCTTACGTGTGTTGTTAGTCGTAATGATGGTTATATGTTTGACTTCGTTATGATCAAAATCGCAACGCGCATTCGCCACTTGATACATCAGTGTTTGCAAATCTTTGTGTACTGGCTTGTAGAACCCTTTCTCAGTTGGCTTACCGCCTTCAGTACCAAAGTCGTCTAAAACTAAAACATCAACGTTTTGCATGTCTTTTAGAATGTATAGTAAACGTTGACGTACATCCGGTGCTTCATACTTTTCATTAACTAGCCGTAGCAACTCAGCTGTTGAGACAAACATTGCTGTCTGTCCTGCATTCATTAGCTGATACATGATTGCTAGCGCTAATGATGTTTTACCAACGCCGGGTCCACCTGCAAGCGCTACGTTGAACTGGTTAGTCTCTAATTGCCTAGCTAACTTAAATGCCTGATTACCAAGTTCTCTAGCTTTGGCTTGATTAGGCTGTTTATCAACCTGCCAATCATTAAAGCTAAATCGTAGTGGCACGCCTCCAGACCAGACTGACATGCGATAGTAATACCGTTTTCGGTTAGCAATTACGCCCGCATTCGCCCGATCAATTGTTTGATGATCCAATTCTTCTTTGGTTGGCAACTTAGTTGTATCAATGCCTCTAGCCGCTACTACTTTCTGAATCGTGGCTTGATTGAATAACTTCGTTACATTTTCCATTAGCCAAACCAGTCCTCTCGTGTTTGTGGCGCAACATTAGTCGGGCGATCCCGTTCAGCCTGACCCATGAGCGTGTCATACTGCTTGCGTAGCTTCCCTGCCGATAAAATGTTTGCTTGCCAGAATGAATTGTCCTGTGACCAATCTACCAGCCAATCTAATTTTTCATAATCACGATGATCACGTTCGTGTGCCAATCGAATATCATTAGCCCATTTTTGTAAGTTTGGTTCTTTAAAGTCAGGCTGCCGTTGTTTAATTCTGGTCAACAAATGACTAGCAATTTTGTATGGCTGAGAAGACGGGTCATAATTTGGCTTTGCCAAATGGTGACTATCTTTATTTACCTTACCTTTACTAACCTTACCTAACCTAACCTTACCTAACCTATGCGGTCCATTGTCCGTCCATTGGTTGTCCATTGGACGTCCAGTAACTTTACCCGTGTCAGCACGCGGCTTGGGCTCAATTAATTCTAGGTTTGGCATGATTTCTAATAACAAGTCTTTATATATCGAATCCACTTTTCTATCCGCTCGAATTCGATTATTTTCGTTCCAATCCGTGATATAGGCAACTAGATCATCGTTTAAAACATTTACAAAATTCTTAGCTACTAGTATTCGCAAATCGTCCTCAACTGCACCAGTTTGCCGCATAACCGAGAACGCTTCTACAACACCATCATCATCCGCATGCAACCCCAAATGGAAATAGAGTGCCTGACTGCTCAACGGCATCTTTAAAAATTTAGCGCTATCGGTTATACGGTTGCTAAACATTCTCCTTTGTGCCATCTCTTAATCCTCCCTTATTTACTAGTAGGCATTCCACCCACCCGGTGTATTAGTCACTGCTGTATTTACCTTTCAAGCCAATTCGTTTTAACGTTTCTTTATCTAGTTTTATGCCATCTACTGGGACGTGGTATTTTGCACTAAATGCCACGGAGCCAATTTGCTCAATCTCGCTGTGATGGACTCGACACAATGCCATAACGTGCCGTTTGGTGTGGTCAACGTGTGTTCTGTTCAAGCCGGCTCCGATAACGTCTACATGATGGATATCAGCACGATTACCGCAGATCATGCAAACTCGGTGGCGGCAACATTGAAACAGATAATATTCTTGTTCACGCGGCAATAGCTTATAGCCTTCCTTGAACGGTACGTGCCACTCAAACATGAAGTCGATGACTAGGTCTAGCAACTTGTTAGCATCGCTCACAGACGATTCTGTGGTGTCTGACAGGCTAATCTGTTTGCCAAACGTATATGACTCATACTGCAAATAAAACAAGTTTTTCAAAAAGTCTGTCGGCATGCCTGACCACGTATAGATGTCACTAAGCAACGCGAAGAACAAGCGTCGTTGTTGCGGCCTAGCTTTACGTGTGTCAGCTAATTCAGAGTACGTGTAGTATTCGTCAGCAGAACCACTTACCGTCTCAACATGGTCAAGGTTAGGCTTATGGGTGAGCTTCTGAACCTGATACCACTCGCCATCTTTTTCAATTAACTTAGTCGGTAGCAGTTCCACACGATCACCTCTGCCTAATTTATATCACCGAATTATCTTTTAAAGTCTCCAGCAAAAATTTTCCACCAGACAAGCCTTCATCCGCATCTTCAAATTGCTGTTGCAATCCACCTAAGTAACCTTCTAGTTCTAATAACAACCAGTCATATTCGTTAAACAGTGCAATCTTTTCCTCATCGTCTAGGTCGTCAAACGAAACAATCTTTTGACGTGCCTGTACCGCCTTGTAGGCAAAGTCAGCAGCACTTGTAGCTGCAGATAACTTTTTTCTACACGGTTAAGTTTCATTTCAAATGATTGGCATTCAGACAGTAAGTCCTCCATTTATTTCAGCCCCCTATTAAGCATCAAAACATTCAAGCAAAATGCCATCGCCATATTATTTTCAATTAGCTGTAATTCTGGAGTTAATTCTTGTGGATCAATTGATGCAATCCGTGTAATACCCTGAAAAATACAATCCTGTTGTTTTTTGTAAGGTAATGGATTATCCATAACTACCGTCCTCGCTTTCTTAGCACTTGCAAACATTTCGAGTTAGCGTTAACATATACGCACACCTTGAATTGTTTTCTTGCTCCCTACTCTTGTAATCCACTCCAGTAGGGAGTGTTTTTGTCTTTTAGCTTGCAAACGAGACTGCTTTGGAATAAAGTAAATGTTGGTACTAATCATCTCTTCCATTAGTCCATCGTTAGCCAATACTAGCGATGGCTTTTTTTGCGCTCGTTTCCACTCGTGGAGTGGTAAAATTGATGTTTTTTGCATGATCATTCCTCCTACTTGAGCACTTGAATACCATTGGTAATAATCTCGAATTGCTGTCCATTTTGTTCAACTACAGCCACATCTTTTTGAGTGCGCAATGTGAACGGGATTTTTTTAATATCCACTACTTTACCAACTCCGGCTTCTCGTATTAATTGGCCACAACTATACTCTGCCTTGTAACTCACTCGATCACCTACATGAACTTTCATGATTATTCCTCCTAATACATTGGTGGCAATGTAAACGTCCAGTTCTCATCAGAATTTCCATCTGGCTCGCAAACATTAATATCGTGTTCTTGTAATTCGCCAATAAATTCTTCTGAATAGCCAAAGCACGGGTGCCGCTTAATGATTCCGTCTGTATCGTAAGTGATAGCATTAATCAGCTCACGTTCATCTGTACGAATTGCGTTATACTTACGTGCTCTTAACGCGTGTTCGATGTCTTCTTCATACATATTGCTTCCTCCTTAAATTCCAAACCAGTTTCTAATCTCTCGGCGCTTGTACCACACGGTTGTTAGCGCCCAGGTTAATACCGCTACTTCTACCATGGAAATTCCTCCCAATGAGATTCCAAAAATTCAGCCATCACGCTAGCCTTAAACTTCCAGGCGCTACCGCGTCCTTTGTGAATTATTTGACCTTGTTGCTCCATTCTGCCAATCTGTCGGCTGTATTTTGGATTTTCAATAATATTTTCTTTAATCCATTTAATCGATTTGTTTCCACACCAGATACGTAAATCGTCCATTATCCATGTACGCCCATGTGTAGTCTGATCCAGTAGCTTGTTATACGCATCTGTATCAACTAATACATATTGGTCCATGTTTTTAACGTGCATCGGAACTGCTGCCACTTTTAGTGCTTGCATAATAGAGTCTCCTTTCTAATTTCATATTGCTAATCTTTCTATGCTGGCTTAGTTGTATACTTGACTTATTCCAATTAATCGAGGTGATAAATATGAGAAACACATACGTACTTCCTGAATCTCATTGGAACGTAACCTTCTTGGATAAAACCGATGCCGATATTTACTATCATGAATCAGTATGCAAGTTGTTAGATTTATTAACTGTAAACATCAATAACAAATTTCACATTACTGATATACCCATCGGTAAAATAACAAACGTTCCTTCTTCTAAGAATCCGCTAAAAGTTGCCGGAGAAAATGCAATCATCTTAGATGCTTCTCCAGGATGCTACTGGGGACAATATGCTTTCCAATATGCTCACGAGCTGTGCCATTACTTAGTTGATTCGAAATGGCCGCCTATGCGTGATGAGTGGTTTGAAGAAGTCATCTGTGAATGTTCCTCAAGATACTGGCTAAACTGGTTATCTAAGAGCAATTTTTATCCATTGTCTTCTGACATTTTCAAAAACTACGCATTTCAACGAACGCTTCACATCAATTCATTCAACTTTAAAGATTTACAAAATGAAGATTCTCAAATTTTGACTTATTTCCGGGAAAATCATGAAGATCGTCCACATTTCAACTTTTTAGCTAATCAAATTATGCCGATCATCAATGATGATCCAGAAATTTGGTCAGAAATGTTTCTACTTAGAACTATTTCAGATAACTTCACCTTCATGGAAAATCTGAACAACCTTGTATACCAATCGTTCAAACATAAAAAATCATTTAAACGTATCGTTGCCCTGTTTCTTTGATACGTTGGGGTGCCCTAAAGGGCCTTTTGGACCTGGATCATCGCACCCCACATATCGCATTCTGAAGGCTTCCGTGTTACTTGCGATAACATGGAGGTCTTTTTCGATTGCCCATAATACGTGTACTAGTTGCTTTAGTGTTTTTGTCATACTGCTTCGCCTCCTATGCTGGCTGTTCAACTAATGGCATGATTCCCTTTGACTTTAAAAAGTCGTACAAGAACTTTTGCCCCGCTTGCGTCCACTTCATCGTGTTACGCACCTGCTTGATACCATCGCTATTCGTATACTCGTATGGTTCAACGTGCGTATAGCCTTCGTCTTGATACTTCGCGTACAATAGCCATGTTTTGCCTTGCTTGTATTGAATGCCTAAGCCATGTAGCAACTTGTTGAACTCACGTGTTGAGTAGCCGTAGTTCTTAGCAATCATTGAGATTGTTTCCAGTCCCTTGTTGGCTAACATGCTATCGGTGTAATCCGCCTTAGGCTGCAGCACTGAAATTTTTTCTGCTTGATCAGCAGCCAAACGTAATGCTTCTGGCAACGTAGATGGCACTTGGAATTTAACTTGCTGTTCCATCTCGTTGAACGCTTCAATGTACTGAAGCTTAAATTGAAGCGCCTTATCTCCAGTGAATCCCATTGCTAACAAGGTAAAACCGTCACGGTTCAAGTAGTATGCTTTTCGATCACGACCATAAGAATCAGGAACATTTGCTTCAACAAACATCTCCCCAAAATTGGGTAGATCTTTTCGAAGGTGTTCAATGTCACGCGAAACGTGGTCATGACGCTTCCCAAATGTTTCTGCTACCCGCAAGCTACTGGTGACTGCTTGTTTGTCTTTCATAATTACTAAATCATTCATGTGAATTATTCCTTTCTAGTTTCGTTCTCTTTTGGGAACGGTCATTGTAAAAAAAATTCCAAGTTCATCGTTAGAAAATCCTAGTACGCTTGCTATCTTTGCAAGCTCGTCAGCTCCCAAGCTAACTTTTCCGGTTTCTCGTTTGGAATATGTTGCTCTACTTTTCCAGCCCAACATCTTTGCCATGTATTCTTGTGAATATCCCTTAGCAACTCTTTCAGCCTTAACTCGTCTCAAATCTACTGACATTTTTGCCATCTCCTTTCGTTCTCATTTGGGAACGATTAAAGAATATCGCAATTGTTCCCGATTGTCAACAAAATGCCTCAAAAAAATTCATAAAGATTATTTTCTATATTGATTGTTTCCACTTGGGAACGGTGCTATAATGTGTGCATTAACTAAGGAGGGATTATGTTGAGAACGAACAATGAAATAGTTGACACATTAGTAAAATTAAAGGATGAGCAAAATTTAACACTCAGTGAACTGGCTAGACGTGTAAACATGGCCAAATCAGCATTGTCCAGATATTTCAATAAAACTAGAGAGTTTCCGTTAAATAATGTGGACGCTTTCGCTAAAGCATTACACACTACTCCTGAGTACATTCTTGGATTTGAAAAAGATGAAGTTGCCCCACTAACTAACAGCGATAAAAAATTAATAAGAATTAACAAAATGTTAACGCCTGATCGTCAGCAAAATGTTTACAACTACGCTGACAATCAACTTAGAGAACAAAATAATGCCATTGTACGTATGCCACGAACGCAAATCAAGCTGCTCGGTGCTGTATCTGCCGGTACTGGTGAGGAGTTACAAGATGATACAACCGAAGTTGATTACACGGGCACTGTGCCTGAATATGACTACGCCCTACAAGTCAATGGTGATTCTATGGAGCCACTGTTTACTGACCAGCAAATTATATTTGTTAAGTATTCAGAGGAAGCATTTAATGGTCAAATCGTTATAGCCTATGTTGATGGTAAAGCTTATGTTAAGAAGTATCATTGCAATGGAGCTAAGTGTGAACTGGTTAGCTTAAACAGCAAATACGACCCAATTGATGTTAGTGGCAACGAAAACTTTAAGATAAAGGGTGTAGTTGTACTTTAAGTCCCCTATGTGGGACTTTGCTTATGCGCCAAAAAGAACACACGTTCTATATATTTAGCGGTATTATACTTACATAAGACCAGATACGGATGTCGGTAAAAGCTGAAATTCTATTTTTTGGAGGAATTTGTTGTGGAAACATTAGGGGTATTGTCTTTTTTAGTATTTTTAATAGCAATTGTACTATTTATTGTGTCAACAATTGGATGGATTTTTAAGAAAGCTAAAGGCAAAGAACTAAGCAAATGGAAAAAGACGTCTATATATTCAATCGTTGTAGTGTTTCTTTCTTTTGCACTGCTATTATTTGCTGGAATAAAATCAACGAGTACATCTTCTAATGACAAGTCAAACGCTAGAAAGACAACAGTTAGTGTTTCTTTGTATCAAAATAAAGTTGATAATGTAACTACCGTAAAGGGGACAGCCACTCCCGGAGCAACTGTTCATTTCAAGCCTACTAGTGAAGATGGAATTTCAGACACTGTAAAAGCCAATAAAAAAGGAAAGTTTAGTGACGATTACCTTGTTTCAGGAAAATATACTGTTTATGCTACATATCACGGTTATAAAAGTCCCAAGTCGCAATTGACTATTACTGAATATAAAGATTCTGACAGTAGTTCTAGTAGCAGTGACAGTAGTTCAGATACTAGTGATTCATACAATGCAACTGAGGGCGAAAATAACGCAGAAAAATACACTTATGGCGATTTTGCCAAGTCTGATGATTGGGTTGGAAAATCATATCATATTTCAAAGGCTGAAGTGCTTCAAGCTGACGAAAAAGACGGTCAAACAGTTCTTCTAGTATACACAGATGATGATCCAGACCACACGTTTATGGTTGCCTATGATGGTAAAACACCAGCAGTCGAAGACGATTATGTGGACATTCAAGGTGTTTTTTCAAAGAGACAATCATATGATACCAAAATTGGTGGAAGTAACACTGTGCCGTCACTAGTTGCTAGTAAAATAACTGTTACTGGTAAAGATTCAGACTAGTTATGGAATTGCGTGTAGGGCAATACAGCGAACACGTGTTCGATATTAACGTTGTAGTAGGTATCATTTTCTTTATAGCGCTAGTCGCCATTTTAGCTTACTGGATTCACAAGCGAAAGTAGCACCCTCGCCCACTACCAGCCTAGCGGGCAACATGCGAGCGTGGTTCAACGGTAGAACAATATTCCAAGTCTTGAAGCCCATTCTTTCTTGGACTACTATGCAGGTTCGACTCCTGCCGCTCGCGTTGACCAAATACGGATAGCTAAAAACATCTAGAAGGAAGTGCTCTAATTTGATTACTGAAAAAATTCAATATTTATTTCCTAAATTAAGTGAAGATTCCTACGGCCCAACTTCCGTCTTTCAAATTGGAAAACAGATGAGGATCCCAATCTATTTTCAAGCTGGCTTTTTCAATATAAAAGTAGATCGCAATTACACACTGGAAACCCAAATCTTTAATGAACGTAATGAACCACTGGTCAAAACTAAACGCAGTTTATTTATTTCTACTCAAACAGCGGTTAATGAAATGAAGGTTTCTAATGAAATTGTAAAATCAAGTAAATTTGTATTTTCAGTTAATAGCATAATTGAGTCCACCCTTATTCTAAAAAGCAATTTAAATGAGGCTTACAATTATTGTGCAATAATAAATCTTTCACTAAATAATCAAGTGCTTGATACGAGCAAAACGTACTTCTCGATTTCTCCAAAGATAGGTGGCCAACAATGACTAACACAACAAAATCAACTAAAATTGTTGATTTTCAATCTCCATACAGCCCAATTGACTATCCCTCAAAAAATAGCCATAATAGTGGAAACAACAATTATAACGGAGGTAATGAAATGGACAAATATGTAACACATCCCGAACTTAAAAATAGCGAATTACGACTAACTAATAAAATTGATAATATTGATAATAAAATAGATTTAATGATGGCACATATAGATACTAAGTTTGAATCTGTAAACACTAAATTTTCTCAGCAAAAAGTTTGGCTAATAACTACTGTAATATCTGTAGCAGCGGCTACATGTACAATTGTTGGATTTATGATTAAGCTTATTCACTAACAGGTCCCCTATGAGGGGCTTCATTTAACACGTCATCCGAACGTACATTCGGTAAGCTGATTAGCTTCATGAAGGTTAAAGCTAATCATATTAGCTCGCCCACTACCAGCCTAGCGGGCAACATGCGAGCGTAGTTCAACGGTAGAACAGCAAAAGTCATACAAGGTTTCCTGCTTTCAACAAGCATCACGCAGGTTCGACTCCTGCCGCTCGCATTTAAATTTTTGAATATAAAACTTAACAATTATTGGAGATGGTTAGATCGATGAATTTCAATTGGAAATATGCTCTTGTGAATAATATTGACTTTTACCCATTTTTCATAGTGCTGGCATTGGAGGAAACATATCCAAAATCAATATTTGCAGATTCACTATGGATATTGCCAGTTATCTTTATATTTTCATTAATAGCCCATTTTACTCTATATAAACCAGCTATTAAAAGTAATCCTTCACTTGATCAGAAACATTACACTTCAAGCCTACTCTCGTGGCTGATAATGATCGTAGGAGTTATTGGAATTATATTTGCTGTTTTCTACTATCATTTTCATTCTCCTTTAATGTGGATTGCTTTGTTGGCATTAGTTCTTTTAAGAGATACATTCGCTAATAACGACCTGTAAGGAGCAAAAAAGCACATCCCCTCCCGCCAAGAAGATGGATGTGCTTAACTTGAATAAATACTAACAGGGCTGTTGCACCCTTTTGCCCTTCTAGTATATCACAAGGAGGAATTTATTATGTCACAAATTAAACGTGTGAAAAAAGGTTACCTAGTAAGAATTTCGTATAGAGATCACGCGGGTAACTACCTAAGTAAACGAAAAACATTCTCCCGTAAGCGAGACGCAGAGGAATTTGCTAACTCATTCGAAGTTAGTAAATTTTCTGGTGAACTAGAAAAGAAGCCATCTATTGAGTTCTCTAAGTACTTCTATTCGTGGTATGAGACGTACCGCAAGCCTAATCTCGCCTATATCACGACTCGTAGATATGAATTAGTTCATACTGAAATAGAAAATTACTTTGCTCATGCACGTATTGCAGATATTACTCGTAAGGATTACCAAAAATTCATAAATCAATATGGCAAAAATCATGCGAAAGATTCAGTTAAGAAACTGCACAATTTAATTAAAGCTTGTGTTGGCAATGCTGTTTTTGAAAAAGATGTTGAAACTGACTTCACTTATAACGTAATTATCACTTATGACAAAAATCGTAGTCTTAAGATTGATTACCTAAGTCTAGCTGAGATTAAGCAGCTAACGGCTTATGTACAGAATCACCTCAATCCTCGTTACACGTCACAATACATGATCATGACTGCCATCTTTACCGGGGCACGATTAGGAGAAATCATGGCACTAACTTGGAAAGACATTAATTTTACGTTCAATACTATCTCGATAAATAAATCATGGAACTATGTTGAAGGTGGTGGATTCAAGCCAACTAAAACTGAAAGCTCAAATAGAACCATCCGTGTTAACAAACAATTTTTAGATAGCCTGAAAGCACTTAAGGTAAATAACCGAGAAATGGTATTTGAGAACGTTGACCATGACATTCCAACCTCTAACGGTGTTAATAAAGTTCTACGCTCTGATTTAAAAGCATTGGGCATCACACGAAAAGGTTTCCACTTTCATAGTCTGCGGCACTCTCACGTTGCGTTCCTGCTCTCTCAGAACATTGACCTATACATTATATCGAAACGTCTTGGTCATTCTGATATTGGCACCACGTCCCGGATATACGCATACCTAATTGATGAGTATAAAGCACGCTCGGATGAAAAAATTTCCGGCTCTTTAGACAAACTTTTTAATAGCCCACAGGCTGAAAAAGAAGCGAAAACTAGTATTCATTTTTGATAATAAACATTCATTTAATTGCATAAATAGCAAGTATAAAAAAACGTGTTTTTTTAAATTTGTCTTTGCTTGTCGCTGATGTCTTAAAAACGCTATTATAACAGCATTGCCTATGTCTGCCTGGGGCATAATTAGTCTATGAGCAATAAAAGAGCCACGGTAAACACTTATTTACTGGGCTCTTTTATTTTGTGAATTTTAACAAAGTAGTGCCTTTGCAAAGATTTTTACGCATTTCTTCAATAAGGATGAATTCATAATAATTTTGCTCAACCGATAAGTGCTGGTCCACCTCACCTATCCGTTAGACACACTAACCACGGCAAACGGGCCGTAGCTCCCATTGTTAGGGGAACTATGGCCTTTTACTAACGGTTAAATAATTGTTGGTCACAGTAGAACCTTCACCAACGCTTCAGAAACTGAGGCGATTAATTTCTGAAAATCCACAAAAAGTCCTATGCAACCCACGATTTTAGTGTATACTAGATATGTTGACGAAAAGTTAACGTGATGGCGGTAGTGGCGAAGTGGTTAACGCACCGGATTGTGGCTCCGGCACGCGTGGGTTCGATTCCCACCTACCGCCCTTCTAAAAAAGCACGTGCAATTGCACGTGCTTTTTATTTAATCAAATTTTCTAATCACGCCTTCAGCCAAGCCTTCAAAGCGGCTCCAGTGCGTGAAGTGGGCACGTCAACTGCTGCTCGTGGGGTTCCGCTATACTGAATTCGGCCGCCATACTGACCAGCATCCGGCCCCACATCGATCAACCAATCGGCCTGGCTAATTACCGCTAGATTATGTTCGATAATAATCAACGAGTTACCAGCGGCCACTAAGGCATCGAATAATTTTAATAAGCGTTGTGTGTCTTGCAAATGCAGACCGGCAGTCGGTTCATCTAACAAGTACACCGTTCCCTGCTTGCCTAGCTCAACCGCCAGCTTCAACCGTTGCAGTTCACCACCCGACAAAGTGGTGAGCGGTTGCGCCAATGTTAGGTAACCCAAACCGACCCGGTCTAAATTCTTCAATGGCTGAGCCACTTTGTCCATCGTGGCAAAAAAAGCTAACGCCGCTGTGACTGACATCTGGAGCACGTCGGCAATCGTCTTACCCTGGTAAGCATAGCTGAGCGCCGTTTCATTATACCGCAGCCCATGACACAATTCACATGTCTGCACAACGGGATCCATAAAGGCCATATTCGTGATGGTCACGCCTTTACCCTTACACCGCGGACAAGCACCCTTACCATTATAGCTGAACCAACTAGTTGCCACGCCATTGGCTTTCGCGAATAGTTGTCGGATTTGGT